GGCCTCCTTGGCGAGAGCGGTGCAGCATAATCTATCTTAGATAGATAAACAGACCCCCGATTAGAAATAATCGGGGGTTTTGTTATATTTGTTACTATTTATAATTGATATTGGTTAAAAACCAAATTACACAATAATTGGAGGATTTTATAAAATGGCTGGTAAACTTTCTTTAGCTAGAATGAGAGCATTACTCTCTGCTAATTCAATGACTTCTGTAGAGACTTCTGGTGATGCAACTGTAGGTTCTGGTTTAGTTCTTAGCGACGTTGGCACAGTAGCAGCTTCTGGCTCTAATATTGCCACGGCACAAGCTTTCACAACACATGTTACAATAGTAACTGCTGCTGATGGCACAAAGGGTGTCAAACTCCCAACAGGTGCAACAACTGGCGAGGTTTATGTTGTAGGTAATCACGCTGCCGCAATATTAAAACTTTATGCTACTAGTGAAACATTGAACGGTGTTGACGGTGCTACTGGTTTATCAGTCAGCGGTTCTGCTTCAGCTTTGTGTGTTAAGAGTGGTGCATCAACTTGGACAGTAGTTCTTCCATAATAGAACATTTAGGTTAGTTTAAAAAGAAGCCCTCCTTATTTGGAGGGTTTTCTTTTATTTATAACTATTTACCATTGAAGGAGTATCTTCTTAATGGCAGTTCCAAATTTGCTTCCACAAAGCACTTTAAGTGCAGTAGTTTTACCAGTTACTGGAAGCCCATCAGAAGTCACACAATATTTACCATTTGCAGTATACTCTGGCTCAACATCGTTTCTATCTGGTGCAGCCGACCAAGTTGCTTATGTTTATAAGAAATTAGGTGGTGATGTATTAGATATTGAATTAACAGTTGGTAATGTTTATGCTGCTTATGAAGAAGCGGTATTAGAATACTCATACCTTATCAATCTTCATCAAGCACAAAACTCACTACCAACATTACTTGGAAAAACAACTGGTACATTTGACCATACTGGTGAATTAACAACCGATATTGGCGGCAAAGCAGAGTTAGCATATCCAAAGTATAATCTAGATTATCTACGCCACTTTGGAGATGCATTTGCCCAAGAGGCTGGTATAGGTATGAACTCCTCTATCTATTCAGCATCAATACCAATAGTTGAAGAAATACAAGATTATGATATTCAAGCTATAATACAATCCGCATCCTTAAACAACTATGACCCAGCAACTGGTGGTCCTGTATTGTTCTCTGGTTCACTAGCTGGTAAGAAAATAACCGTAAGAAGATTTTATTACAGAACACCAGCTTCTATGTGGAGATTTTTTGGATATTACGGTGGTCTTAACGTAATTGGCAATTTATCAACTTATGGTCAATATGCAGACGATAGTACATTTGAAGTAATTCCTGCATGGCACAACAAATTACAAGCTATGGCTTATGAGACTTCTATTTACACTAGAAATTCTCACTATTCATATGAGATTATAAATAATAAGCTTAGAATCTTTCCAGTTCCAAATTCGTTTACTCCTCAATACTTCTGGATTGATTTCAGCGTAGAAGAAGATGGATGGAAGCAAAGCAATAATGATGCTGGAACAAATCAATCTGCTGGTATCAATAATATGAACACACTTCCATTTGCAAACTTACCATATGAAAATATCAACTCTATTGGTAAGCAATGGATTAGAAGATTCTGTCTGGCTCTCTGCAAAGAGATATTGGGACAAATACGTTCAAAATTCTCAACAATTCCTATTCCCGGTGAATCTGTTACTCTTAATGGAACAGCCCTAATCTCCGAGGGTAAGGAACAACAAGAGAAGTTAAGAGAAGAATTAAAGACAATGCTTGAAAAGATAACATATAGCAAACTTGCAGAGCAAACAGCCAATGATGCAGAAAATCTTCAAAAGACTGTCTCTAAAGTACCACAGAACATATTTGTAGGATAACATGGAAGCAGATTTAAAAGAACTACATTTTAACCCATCCACAATTGAAACAGTAGATACCGCTTTTTATGAATGGGTCAATGAAACGATGAATGTATGGGCACAAACATCAGAAGGGTGGAAGAAGGTTCCTGTTATTTGGTTATCAGCAGAACGAGCCTTCCAGATGAAATCAGATAAAGATATTCGCGATTCTTCTGGTATGGTTAAACTCCCAATCATAACTATTGAGAGAACGTCAATCAACAAAGACCCCACTAAAACGGGTGCATTTCCAGCTAACATACGACCAGTAAACGATGAACAAGGTGGCTATTTAACTGTTGCTCGTAGAATAAATCAAGAGAAATCTAATAACTTTACTAGAGCAACAGTAGCAAATAGAAGATTTGGACTGCGTGACCCAAGAGCAATACAGAAAACCGTATATCAAACAATAACTGTACCAATACCTGTGCATCTGAACATCACATATGCATTAAATGTCAAGTGTGAATTTATGCAACAATTAAACCAAGTTGTTACTCCTTTCTTTGCAAAGAACGGAAACACTAAACATTTTGTTTTTGTTTCTAAAGATAAGCATAAGTTTGAAGCTTTTATAAAAGGTGATTTTGGAACTACAAGCAATTCAAACAATCTTGCAGAAGAAAGAAAACTATATACCTCAAAAATAGAAATAGAAGTATTGGGTCGAATTTTTGGCTCTGACTTAAATCAAGAGAAACCAAAGATAGTTGTTAGAGAAAATGCAGTAGAAGTTAAAATTGGAAGAGAAAAAACAATACTTAGAGAAGATTAGTCTTTTCAGATAATGTAATACTATTTATTTATGATTTTCAAATTATTATCGTATTAGGAGAGCTTTAGCATGGCAGCAACAAGATTTAAGTTCGTTTCTCCCCGCATTTTTGTAAACGAAATTGACCAATCACAATTACCTGCAACACCAATCGGTGTTGGCCCAACTGTTATCGGTCGTTTCCAAAAAGGCCCAGCAATGCGTCCAGTACGTATTAGCTCACTTGCTGAATTAACTGATGTATTTGGTCAACCAGTAGCTGGTCGTAAAGGTGGAGATTTATGGCGTGATGGTAATACATTAGGCCCAACATATGCTGCTTATGCTGCACAAGCATGGTTAGCTAACAATAATTCTATCAACATTGTAAGATTGCTTGGTACTCAACATTCTACTGTTCCAAACGGTGACGCTGGTTCTGCTGGTTGGAAGACCGATAACACAGATGCTGCCACAAGTGGTGGTGCTTATGGTTTGTTCTTGGCTCCATCTGGTGCTGCTGCTACTACAGTTAATGGTACACTTGCTGCTATATGGTACTTAAATGAAGGTTCGATGGCACTTTCTGGTACAAGAGCAGGTTCAACTGATACGGTATCTGGTTCAAACGTTCTTCTAAAATCACAAGGAGAATACTCAGAGTTTAAAGCCATTGTTTATAATGCTGCTGGTACTGCAACCCCAGTAACATTTAACATGAATAAAGATTCGTCAAAATATATTAGAAAGGTATTCAATACGAATCCAGTATTAACAAACACCACCGTAACAAGAACGGCAAATGCCAAATCATATTGGCTTGGCGAGTCTTTCATTCGTTCATATGATGAAATTGTTGGCGCAGTATCATCCTCTGCTGGTGAAGTATATGGGTTCATTGCTCCATTGGCCTCTGGCTCAAATTATGGTTCTGTTCACAAAAGACCAATGGCAGCAGCAAAAACAGGATACGTAATTTCACAAGACCTAACAGTAGATACTGCTTCCTATAGCCCAGCATCTCAAACAAAACTTTTCCGTATCTCAGCACTTGATTCTGGTGAATGGGAAAGCAAAAATCTTAAAATTGCAATCGAAGATATCAGAGGACCAAGAAACGAATATGAAAATTACGGTAGTTTCTCGGTTGTTGTTCGTGGCGCACAGGACTCAGATGCAGCACCACAAATTCTTGAAAGCTTTGCTGGATTAAACCTTGACCCAACATCTACCAATTATATTGGTAAAAGAATTGGTGACAAATATTTAGCTTGGGATGATGTTGAAAATCGTTATTCTGAATATGGTACTTATGCTAACCAATCACAATACATTTATGTAGAGATAGAGCAAGAAGTAGAACAAGGCTATACAGACCCATTGCTTCTTCCATTCGGATTTGAAGGTCCACCAAGATTTAAAGCATTTACTGCTAATAGTGGTTCAACCGTAGCTAGTTTAGGTAATACCTTTGTAAATCGTTCCGCTCTCAGAGCAACAAGTGTAACACCATTCTTGGATGTGGGAACTTTGAATTTCACAGGTTCTTTCAAGTTCCCAACAGTAGCCCTAAGAGTGTCAGCTTCCGATGCTGGTCTTTCAAGACCAACAAGAGCTTACTTTGGTTTGGATGTTGCTAAATATGGTGCAAGAGCTTTGGTAGATAGAAGCTATCAAGATGTTCTTCGTCCACCACCATCAATGTATTCAAATTATGTTGCATCTGATGCCAATAGAGAAATTTCATTCTACTTTTCATTAGATGATTTGGTAGATACATCAACAGGTGCTTACTGGTTATCTGGTTCTCGCGCTTCTGGTGCGTCAATTACCGCAGTAAGTGCTAGCGTTACAGGCTCAACTGGTGGTTACGCCTCAGTATTGGCTGCTGGTTACGATAAGTTCTTAATGCCACTTTACGGTGGTAATGACGGTCTTGATATCACAGAAGCTGAACCATTTGGCAATCATCTTATCACAAGTGCCGATACTGAGTTGAACAAGCATCAATTCTATACTCTCCGCAGAGCTATTGATACTGTTGCAGACCCAGAAAGAGTTGTAACAGATATCATAACAGTACCCGGTGTAACAAATGAGAGCATAACAGATTATGTTTTGTCAACTTGTGAAAATCGTGGTGATGCATTAGGTATTATTGATTTGCCAAATGTCTACACTCCAGAGACTGAATCAACAGCTTCTGCTGCGGCCCGTAGTGATACTACTGTCTCTCAAACAGTATTGGCATTGAGAAACAGAGCAATCAATAATAGCTATGGTGCAACCTATTATCCTTGGGTACAAATCAGAGATTCATACAGCGCACAAAACGTATGGGTTCCACCTTCAGTAATTGCTCTTGGTGCCCTCTCATACGGTCAAGCCTCAAGCGAACTTTGGTTTGCTCCAGCAGGTTTCACCAGAGGTGGCTTATCTAGCGGCAATGCAGGTCTACCAGTATTGGCTGTATCAAGAAGACTTTCAGCAGCAGAGCGTGATTCTCTCTATGAAGCAAATGTTAATCCAATTGCTCAATTCCCAGCAGAAGGTATCGTAATCTTTGGTCAAAAGACAATGCAAGTTACTCCATCTGCTCTTGATAGAATCAACGTTCGCAGACTAATGATTTACCTCAAGAGAGAAATCTCAATTATTGCTGCAACAATTCTGTTCGACCAAAATGTTCAAACAACTTGGGATAGATTTAAGACTCCTACTGATGCCTTGTTGTCTAGGGTTAAAGGAAGATTGGGCATAACTGAGTATAAGATTGTTCTAGACAACACTACCACAACACCAGATTTGATTGACCGTAATGCTCTCTATGCCAAGATTTTCTTGAAACCAGCAAGAGCAATAGAATACATTGTAATTGACTTTAATATTACAAGAACTGGTGCATCTTTTGCAGACTAATAACTATTTAGGAATATAAGGGAGAAATAAGCTATGGCATTTTGGGACGACGCACAAATAGAGCCAAAAAGAAAATTTAAGTTTCTAATGTCAATTGATGGTCGAGGCACCTCTGGTACTACTATCGGTGAAGCGGACGGTGTTCAATTAAAAATACCAGAATATGTTGTTAAAAAAGCAGGTAAACCATCATTCAGTATTTCAGAAGCTAAACACTCATTCTTGGGTCATAACTTCTTTTTCCCCGGTAAGATTGAGTGGAAAGAAGTAGATGTAACTGTAGTTGATGCTGGTGGTTTTAATGAACAAGATATAACTGATTTAGCTGGCACTAACAAAAATGGTAATCTACAGACAGATACAACTAAAACTATTATGCAACTGTTAAACGAAATGGGCTATCAACACCCAAATCAAACAGGCACAGCAGTTACTAATGGTACTGCTGGTGGTGTTAAGACATTTTCAAAATGGGGTGGCACTACATCACTTGGTACAGTAAAGTTTAAAGCTTTAGACTCAAATGGTGAAATAGTAGAAAGTTGGGAGCTTAAAAATGCTTGGATTAAAGACGTAAACTTTGGCGACGGTGATTATTCTTCAGACGATGTAGTTGACATTACAATCAAGTTGCGTTACGATTGGGCAGAATATACACCAGCAACTCCACCAGCCGTGACTGGTACCCGTGCTTCTTATCCAAAGAATTAATATTTTATAAGAGTGTGATATGGCATTAGTTCTGCCACCAGAGTTTTGGGATAATGCTGTTAGTGACCCAAAACGAAAGTTTAAATTCTTTGTACAATTTGGGGATAAATCTCTTATAAACGAGGTTTATCCCAAATTTTCCTATATGTGGATGATAAAGAGTGTATCGAAGCCAAAGCCCTCTTTAGATACCAAGGAAGCAAGTGACCCCGAAACACGCACTTGGTTTGGTTATATTCCAGACCCAAATAAAAGAAACCTTGGTACAGTATCGTGGGCACCAATACAAATAAAGTTTATCAACCCAGTTACAAGACAAGAAAGAACAAACTATTCTTTTAAATCTTTTTCATATGACCCACCAGATATAGAACACCCACCAGCAGTCTCTGTTGTTGCAGATTTAGACCATTTCTTTAGCAGAATCATAGAAGAATCTGATTCTGCTTTTGCTGGTGGTACTGCTGGTAAAGAACTTAAATGGAGCAATATCTCTTTAACAACAAGACAAGATGTTGTAGCAGCTTATCGCGATTCAATTAAAAATGATAATGATGCATTGCAAGCATTTACAAGAAAAAGTCTTAGCGAACAAATCACAGAGGCTGAACCTGCTGGTTTTAAAATGACCAAGGATAATACACAAGATTTGTATTCTTTTAGTGATACTGGAATGACTTTAGAAAACAATATTGACTGCAAATCAAGTATAGACCAATTCATGAGAGCATCCTGTGTGTTTATAAAATACTTTGGTGAGATTAGAATCTATGATATGATTAATAATTCACCCGGTGCAAAAAGTTCGCAAACACAAGAAGAGATTGCTTCGGCACCAACAACCTTAACAAATGGTTATTGGACTTTGAGAAATCCTTGGATTAAAAGTATAGATTTTGGTAATAATGAATATTCTAGCGATGATTTACAGGAATATACTTTGGAATTAGCTTATGAATCTGCTAGATATGTTTCTGGCGATGTTTAAAATTTAAGAGGTAGTAATGAGAAAAAATGAAGATAGAATGGGTGCAGAATTTAATCAAGACCCACCATTTCAGCAAGTAGCAAATTCACCAACTGCAACTGAGCAACAATCAACACCACAATTATCGTTTGTTGTACCAACTCAAATGGTTGATTTACCATCAAAAGGTTTAGTTTACCCAGAGGGACACCCTTTGCGTGGTCTAGAATCTGTTGAAATTAGACACATGACAGCAAAAGAAGAAGATACATTAACATCTAGAAGTTTGCTTAAAAAGGGAACTGCTATTGACAAGATGTTAAATGATATTATCATGGATAAGAATATTAAAGTTGAAAACATGATAATTGGAGATAAAAACGCTCTTGTCGTAGCGGCAAGAATTACGGGCTACGGTCCAGAATATACAACAAAAGTTGCTTGCCCATCTTGTAATAAAAATCAAGAATATGAATTTGATTTGCTTCAACAAAATGTAAACGGTCCATTGTCAGAAGAAGAAGTAAAAGAAGTTGGTTTAAGACTAACGGCTAATAATACCTATATTATGACACTATGGGGCGGCAAGGCTGAAGTTGAACTTAAACTATTAACTGGTCGTGACGAAGCAGTATTATTTGAAAAGATGCAAAAAAATCAAAAAGCAACAGGAAACGCAGATACTACACTAACGGACCAACTAAGATTGATGATTCGTTCAGTCAATGGTTCATCAGACGTTGGTGTTATTAATCAGTTTGTTAATTCCTTACCTGTTGCTGATTCCAGAAGACTTAGAATGATTTACAAGAAGATTACTCCGTCTGTTGAATTAATTAACACGTTTACTTGTGTTGCATGTGATTATGAAACGGATATGGAGGTTCCGTTCTCCCAAGACTTTTTTTGGCCTAAGTCCTAGTTATATGGAGAATGTTTATGAACAATTCTTTGTTCTTAAACATCACGGTGGTTGGAGTTTTATAGAAGCTTATAATCTTCCTCTTGGTCTTAGAAGTTGGTTTGTAAAAAGATTGATGAAGCAATTTGAGGAAGAAAAGAAAGAATACGATAAAGCGACGAGGAAGTAGAACGCTAGTTTAAAAGAACTAGCGTTCTTTTTGTTTTAAGAACTATTTAATTTGAGGTTTTATTTATGGAAGATAAAGATATCACTCCCATCCATATTGATTTGGATAGTAAAGATAAATTAAATGAATCTTGGTTATTTGCATTTGGTACTATGATTAAGTTAGTTCTTAAGCAAATGTTTGGTCAAGATGTATTTGTCCCAATATCTGTTTCTGGTACTACTTCGCAAATTGAGTCTTTTGCAAAAACTCTTGCAAGCGAAAAAAGATATTTTGAATCATATGTTAAACATGGATTAAATGACCCAAGAACACATGAAAATAAGTATAAATTAAATATTGCAGTTGACAAATTTGAACGCGATACTGGCATTAAGTGGCCTTACAAATAAAGGAAACTACATTCTAAATGGCTGAACCTACGTCTTATTCTAATGAACAAATTGCGAAGGCTAAAGAAGCTATTCTCAATGGTGAAGAACTTAATGAGCAATTACTTAAAATTATTAATAGTGAAAAACAATTAAGAGATTTATTAAATCAAACTCGTAAGTCTGAAGAGCAGATAGCCTCTGAACGTGCAAAATATCATGAAAAAAGATTAGCAGAGCTTAATTTAGAAACAAAAGCTATGGCTACGTTAAGCAATGAAGCTTTAAGAGCAGCAGACGGGTTTCAAGACCTATACACCAAACAACAAAGAGAGTCTCAAATTGCTGTTGAAAAAGCCTCAATTGCAGTAGAACAACAAAAAGAAAAAATAAAACAATTAGAAAAAGAAGGTGCAACTCATTCTGATATTAAAAAACAATTAGAAGAATTAGCAAAATTACAAAAAGATTTATTAAAAACTAAGCAAGAAAATAAAAAACTTGAAGACGAAATAGCCGCTGGCGTTGATGGATTTACAACAGCAATAAATCTTTTAGGAATAAAAACTCATGAACAACAACTTACATTAACCGAATCATTTGGTGCTGGTGCCATAAATTATGAAGTTATGGCTAAAAAATTTGAAGAGTTTACTGGTTCTAGTATGGCCTTTAGAAACATTATGGCTTCTTTTGGTGCAAAATTTATTGAATCAACTATTGCAATGGCAAAAGCTCTTGATGGATTGAGAGCTGAAATGTTTAAAGCTACAGGAGGCTCTAACGAACTCACATATTCATTTATGAGATTAGCAGAAACTTCTGGCGATACAGGTACTTCTTTCAAAGAGATGAATGAATCAATAAGTGGTTTATTACAAACAAGTAGTAATTTTACAGAAATGACCAATTCTCAAAGAGAATCGGTAGCCAGAAATAACGCACAGTTAATTGCAATGGGCGTATCAGCGCAAACTGCTGGTAAGAATTTCTCCATATTCTCTCAATCTCTTGGTATGACAGCGGAACAATCAAATGCCTCTTCTAGAGAATTAGCCAGTTTAGCTAAGAATTTAAATATGTCTTTGTCTGAAGTTAGCGACGGATTTGGTCAAGCCGCCACAACAGTTGTCGCCTATGGTCAAGGGGCGGTAAGAGAGTTTAGTAGACTAGCAGCAGAATCGAAAGCATTAGGTCTTTCAGTTCAAGAACTCATTAATATTGTTAAAGGTGCGGATACTTTTCAAGGAGCCGCCGAACAAGCAGGTAAATTAAATGCAATGCTTGGTGGTGGTTTGTTAAACTCTTCTCAATTGTTAGTAGCATCAGAAAGTGAAAGAATTCAATTAATTCGTGATGCTGTTATGCAAACTGGTAGAAGTTTTTCTACAATGAGCAAATATGAACAAATTGCTATTGCAAACGCTGCTGGTATTCAAGACTTAACTGTAGCACAAAAGTTATTTAATAATGAAATAAATGGTGGCGAACTAGACAGATATCTTGGAAAAACAAATGTTCTTGGTATGTCACAAGAAGAAATGGAAAAACAAGCCATAGCTGCCAAAGATACTCAAGAAAAATTGAATGTTATAATGGAACAGTTTGCTGCGATAATGTCGCCAGTAGTAACTATTTTTGGAAAATTATTAGGACTTTTAGTTGAATATGGCACAATAATAAAGATTATATCAGTTTTAACTTTTGCTTATATGACATTAGTAAACCTTGAAAATATTATAAAAGCGAGAAAATTTATTATAAATGCAATTGAAATGTCTTGGATAAACGCTCAAATTGGTGCAGAAATTATTCAAACTGCTGTTACTGAAGCTAAGATTTTTACTAAATTAAAGGATATTGCAACAACGATACGTGGAATTGCAGCTAAAGGATTGGATAAAGCTGCTGAATGGGCTGGTATTGCAATTGATTGGTTGAAGGTAGGTTCTGTCACGGCTAAAAACGCTGTAATGAATTCCTCATTACTTATCATGGCAAGAAACTTAATTGCTATGGGATTGCAAAGAGCAGCTACAATTATAAACATAGGTATAACATATGCTATGGCTGCTGCACAATGGTTTTTGGGTGCCGCATCACAATTTGCTGGTGGTAAATTAATGCTATTAGTAAACGTATTCTTATTATTATATAATATTTTCCACATGACAGGTTCTCCAATGTTGTACCTTATATTTGGATTCGTTGCAATAGGTGTGTTTCTTCTAGGTCAAGCAGCCGAAAAGAGTCAAAAAGGTTTGTATGCGTTTGGTGCTGCTATGTTGATGGTTGGTACTGGTGCGTTCTTGGCTTTTCACGGTTTAGAAGGTTTTGCAACTGCATTAGCTGCACTTGACCCAACACAACTAGCTGCTCTTGTTGCCACTATTATTTTCCTTTCCCTTGCTATGATTGCAATGTTTGCAATTGTAATTTTTGCTGGCTCTTCTGCTGTTGGTCCAATGTTAGCATTAGGTGTAGCTTTTCTGCTAATAGGTGCTGGTGCTTATTTGGCTGGTCTTGGTTTATCGCTGGTTGTTAATGCTTTTGCTAATTTAGCAACCAATATGGTTGCATTGTTGCTTTTACCATTATTCCTTCAATTAATGGCACTTGGATTTATAGCTTTAACAATTTCAATATATATGTTTGGTACTGCATTACCAGTATTAATCACAGCAATACCTTTATTATTTATTTTAGCAATAGCATTAGGTTCTGTAGGTGTTTCATTAGGAATTATTGCTACTGCAATGTTAACCGCTGCTATGGCAAGTGTTATATTTGGAGTTGGATTATTATTAATAAGTAAAGGATTATCGTCATTTACAGTAGAAGCCGCAGTTGGAATAGCAGCCGTAGCAGTATCATTAGTGTTCTTAAAGTATGCATTGACTGCTATAGGAGCATCAATGATATTATTTGGTGGACCAATATTAGCTGCCATAGCAATGATAGGATTGTTGGCAATAGCAATCAGTTCAATAACACCAGAAAAATCTATTGCTCTTAAAACTACTGTAGACTCAATTCAAGATTTATCCAATACTGGTAAGACGATTACACCAGAGACAATAACTAATTTAGATAAAGTTGTTGACCAAATTCATAAGCTTAATATTGAAGCCACAATATCAAAAGCTGTAAACATTACTGCACCATTTAAAGAATTGATTGATGCAATCAATGGTCAAACTGCTGCCGCTGCTGGAGGCAAAGAGACAACTGTTGTTATGAAACTTAATGATAGAGAGTTTGGTAGAGCAGTTGTTGGTGTTATGAACGAGTACGGTACAAAGAATACTTCAATAAGAAAACCAACACCAGCGTAATTTCATTTAGTCACCTATTTAATATGAGAGAATCAATATGATAAAATATGGTGATTTTGAACTAAAAAATGTAGCAACTGGTCAAACAGCTAATATACCTGCTGATGCTATTTATAAATTTAGTATTGATGATAAAATTACACCAAATTATAACGAATCTACTGGTTATGGTAAGTTTGACCCAATCGTTGTGTATAAAAATACTACAAGAACAGTAGCAGTAAATTTATCATTAAAAGGCGGAATTGACTACACATATCTGATTAAAGATTTTGCAGTTATAACCTTGCCAAAATACTTCACACCAGAAAGCTATTCTAGCACATCTAATACTGGCTCTATATCTGCATCGTCAGTAATCTCAGCGGCACCTCTTTATAATCTAAAATTAGCTGGTTATTTTGAGGAATTTGGTGTTATAAAAGACTTAAACGTAAAACCAAGTTTTGATTCAAAAGATATTATGTTTATACAAGATGATTTTAAAAAATCTGGTACTACCGCAGACCTCAATAGGCGATATGGATTTACTAAATTAGATATATCATTTAGTTTTATTGTTTTACACAAGCAAACTCCAAACGCGGATGATTGGTCTTCTTTGAAGAATTGGCCCTTTTCAGAAGGATAACAAATGAATAGAATTAAAAACAATCTTAGAAATACATTATCTAATGAAATGTACTCCAACTATCTACAAGAGCGTGGTGTACAACAGATTAATTTTATACCATTTAGTGCATTTAAAAAATTAACACCGCAACAAAAATCTTCAATAACAGAATATAAGCATATATGGAAATCAAATGATAGATATTATAAGCTTTCTGTGCAACACTATGGTAATCCCTCATATTGGTGGATAATAGCCTATTATAACAATAAACCAACAGAAGCGTCGGTATCGCTTGGAGATACCATAATAATACCAAAACCGTTAAATATATTAATAACTTTATTGAGTGAGTAAAAATGTCAGGTTCAGCAGATACGCAAACACAATCAGAACAACAACCAGAAGAATTTCCAATTGAAAATGTTTTAGCAGATTATATGGATTTATTTACTGCCAAAATAAGTGGTTCTTTTACCAATGTAGTGTGGGTTAATCCAAATGGTAATGGTGGGGAAGAATTTAATAAATCTAACTTTTTTAATAGAGTTGATTTAAATAAAAAATATGATATAAATCAAGATTTACACAAACTCTCTCAATTACAATTAGCTGCAATAACTCCTACTGTATTACTTTATCGTCGTGATTATTCTGGTGAATCTTTAGACGATTATAAAGATAGATTATTTTTGTTTAATAATGTTTATCCAAAAGGTGGTGATGCTGCATTCTTGCGACAACAAGCTGAGTTTTCTGCTGGTTCTGGTGCAGACCCAACCTTGATGGGCGCAGCAATGACAAATATACAATATACTTTTGCTGGCAGAAATCCTGTTGAAAGCGAAAGAGCAATAGATGTTACAATCACTATGAAATTTGCCTCATTTGAAGCATTAGTTGGGCGTAATACTGCAATATTGGATTTAAACAAAGATTTGGTAGGTAAACAAAAAGGACAGGCTGGTAAATATCCATCAGATATTACAGATTATACCGATACGGGTGGGGCTAATAGTAATAGCGGTGTAACATATAATTTTCTATCATTAATAACACATCCACCAAGCGACACACAATTAAAAGAATTTGATGCCTCAATGACCGAAGGAGTAAGAGTATATTATCCAAATAAATTTAGGGTATACTTAAGGCTCGGTTGGAGAGCAATTGTCAACTCAGAAGTTTTCCCAGACTCTTTTAAGCAATTTACTGAAAGTATAAACAAGGGTGAGCATGATAAAGGACTATTATTAAATTTAATAAACCATGAATTATCATTTAATGAAGAAGGAGAAGTTGAATTAAAAGTTAACTATATTGGTTCTTTAGATACTAGCTTGACTTCTGGTGATTCTGACTTCATGAAGGCACTATTAGAAATTAAAATGAAGGAAGTCGAAGCTGAATCCAAAGCTGTTACTGAATCGAATTCTGCTATTAAATCTGTTGAATTACTAAACAAATGGATTAATCAAGGTTGTGCGGGCAAGGATGGTGTTAAAAGTGACGACCCAATTGATACGCAAAGAAAAGCCTTAAATGAAAAAATAGAAGATAAAAAAGAAAAATATGCAGAGAAAAAGCAAGAAGCAATTAATGATGTATTTGCCGGATTTTTAAAACTACTAACCGACCAAGGTGCTTTAAAAGATTTTAATAATATCTTTGCCTTAGCAATGAGTGGCGACTCAGCAAAAGCTTTCGCTACGTCAATGTTTAGTCCCGGTCGTGATAGGCTATTGTTTGATAACATTATAAAAGCATCTCAAAATGTTTATAGTGCAACACAGGCCCAAACAGATGCACAAAGCTCTTCTAAAACTGCTCAATCAGCCACTAAAGCACAAGAAGCTGGTACTGCTGGAAGCACAGAAAAGTTTTTTGGGGCTGATTTACGTTCTGTACAAGCAGCAAAGACGCAAACAGACCCTTGGGGTAGCAATGCAGCAATAACGCAAAAATTTAAGTTAGTAACTGTTGGTTCATTAATAGATGGTTTGATGTACACTTTGAAAACTAGTTTTGAAAATTCTGCTAAACAAGAAACAAAAGATTTTTTAAAAAGTTTTTGTGTAATACTTGGCGATTATTATTATTATCCTCGCGGTGAAACTGGTAGTGTTTTATTACCAATTTCAAAAATTTTAATTAGTTTTGATTCATTTCTTGTTTGGTATAAAGATAATGTTGTAGCAAAGCAGAGAAAAAATTATGTAATTAAAGATTTTTTAACAGATTTTTTTACAGGAGTAGTAGTTCCTTCTCTAAAAGGATTTGATTCTGCTGGTCTTGTTGGTAGACAATATAGCGTTTATTTTGACCAAAGAACTGTAAAAGCTTCACCACAAGATGATAATCCTTTTAAATTAAATGGGGACCGTTCAATAGATAATACTCTTGTTGCGTCATATGCTAGTGGTAGTGCAGCAACAGCAAAAGATTGCAATATTATTTATATATCAATGAAAGTATCAGACCCAGATGCTTCTGGAAGAAAATTTGTAAACTTACAAAAGGATAATGAAGAAGGAATTTCTCATTTTTGGGTTGGTGATACAAGAGGTATGATTAAGTCTATTAAATTCAAAAGAGTTGAACAGCCCGGTCTTAAAGAAGCAAAAGCAACAAAAGAAGCATTTATACCACTAAATCAATTAAGAGATTTATACAATACTGATATATCAATGTTTGGTAACCACTATTACTACCCCGGAGATATGGTATTTATTCATCCACAAAATTCTATTTTAGGAGAACCCTATAAAAAAGGTTCAATTAGCAATATTATGGGTATAGGCGGTTATTATGATATTATTAAAGTTTCAAGCAATATTGGTGAAGGTGGTTATGAAACTAATTTAGAATGTGTTTGGACTTGTAGCGGAGAAGAATTTGTTAAATCTGACCAAGAGAAGGCTATCCAATGTAATTCAATTCAAAAAGAATATGCATCTGCTATTACTGGTTCTGGTATATCAAATACAGATTCTGCAATTCCCGTACTTAACCCATCAGCTAATACACCAGTAGGTGCTACTACAGAGCCAGCACCACCCGCAGGTTCAGCACCATAATGGAGAATTACAATGTCTATTGCTAGAATAAAAGACATATTAAATAATGCAAATTATCTAACTGGCTCTAATGAATCAACTTCAATTAAAATTTATGAAGAAAGAACAGCATTTAAAAACAAATATTTTAATGTAGAAAATTCTATTGATTTTCAAAATACTAGAACTTTTTATGGTAGATTTGATTTGCAGCAAAATACCATTATACCAGACATAGAAAAAATGACTCTTTTAAATTCCAATGGAAAACAAAAAGATGATTATGTTTTTCCATTTGTTAATGATGCTTTTAGAGACTTACAATCAAAAATAAATGAATTTATATCAAATGGAAAATTACAGCCAAACGAGCTTCTTCCTATTGATGCACAAAAGTCTTTTATAAGTTTTCAAAATAAATACGAAGAAAGCACAAATCAATTATTAGATGTTTTTTATGTATATATCTATACTAGGGGTATAATTGACCACATATTAACTTTTAAAGATTTTATAAATGAATTTATAAATTATGTAACAGTTGCGAATATTCCAATTACAATGACAAAATTTTGCATATCTAGTACCAATATTATGTATAGTGGTTTAGCAATTGATACAAAAAAACAACTGCTAGACTTAGATATATTAAAAGATATTTTTTACCAAAACACGAACTATAAAACATATAATAGTTTATTGGCAAGTTATGGATTTTCAATAGACAAACACATACCTTGGAGAATTGTGTTTAATATAGATTCAGCTATTGCAAAAAATTATATGTCAAAATACAATATTGTTGATAATAATGATTTATTTAATAAATATTTTATTAGAACACATGAAGTGGACATATCAGTTTTATTTGAATTATTGTTAAATTTTTATAATGATAAATTACAACAATATAGACCTTATAATTTTCAAATTAAAACAGCAGTTACAAAAAAAGGAATTAAATCATATCTTAAACCTATACAGAGACTTAAATTAGAAGAAGAAAATTTATATAAACTAATACCAGAAATATCAATATTAAAACTTTATTTTTATTTGAGATTAAAAGAAACAGGATTTGATTTGAATCAACAAGAATTTGATTCCTTGATGAACCACATGACAATACTATACGAAACCTCTGGTGTCAATGGTGCAAATGAGTTTGTAAATAATTATACCAAACCTTTTATATCAAAGGGTGCCAATCCATCTTTGTCCTTGACAAACAGCGTGGTAACGGAATATAATAAACTCAATGTACACTTCCGTATCTAGGAGGCTGCTTGTACTTTGAAGTCCTCGATAACAAGATTGAATGTTATGGTTTTTATGCAGACGGAGAAATCCACAAAACCCTTCCCGACGATGCAAAATACACTTGGAGTTATAATCCCAACATTTCATTAGATTCTGTTGAATATATGAATCTTCGTGTTGGTGGTAAGGACATTGGCGAAGTGTGCCCAGACCATCTTAAAGAAGATTGGAAGATTGCATCTGATAGGCTCAAGGCTTATATGAGGTCTTTTGTAACTGCCAAGATTAATCTTGAACATAACTGTTTCTATGACTTGGTGCCAGAGCGGTTCTTGCTTGAATATTTCTCGATTAAATCCAAGATTACACAATGGGTGCAAGAAAACCACAAAGCACCAGACAACTATGAATTTATGGTAGACCTTGCCAAGTTTGTAGACGACATTAAGCGTCAAAAGCTTGAGATTGACCTTGCACCGCTTAACACAAAGATTGCGAATCCTCGCACCAAAGCGATGCGTAAAAAGCTTGAAACAATGCCACCATTTGTTCGCTACAATATGTTTGGCACGATTACTGGTCGCCTATCGACTATTGAGAACTCGTTTCCAATTCTGTCTCTCGACAAAAACTATCGTTCCGTAATTAAGCCTACAAATGATTGGTTTGTTGAACTAGACTTTAATGGTGCAGAACTGCGTACATTCTTGGCTCTTGCTGGTCATAAACAGCCAGACGTAGACATTCACGATTGGAATGTTGAGAACGTGTTTGGTGGTGGTATTACGCGAGAAGAAGCAAAAGAGAAAATTTTTGCTTGGTTATATGGTTCTGGCAAGAAGGATACAATCTTGTCTAAGATTTACGACCGTGATATGGTTCGTGAGAGGTATTGGAATGGTTACGAGGTCAACACGCCTTATAATCGTAAGATTGAGTCCGATAGACACCACGCAATGTCTTATATTATTCAATCTACGTTCTCCGATATTGTGTTAAGACAAGCAATTAAGGTGCATAACTTTTTGAAAGATAAGAAGTCGTTTATTTCATTTGCTATTCACGATAATATCGTTCTTGATATTGCAGATGATGAAAAAAGATTGCTTAGAGAGATTATGAACATCTTCTCTAATACAGATTATGGACTATTTAAAGTAAATATCAAAGTAGGAAATGACTACGGAGATATGAAAACTTTGGGTAAAAACTAATTATAACATGGAAACAGCATTACAAAAGATTGAAAAACAAGCTTTAGAAGAGATTAAAGATTATTCTACGGGAAAGAAATACTTTGTTAGTGATTTTCAAGAGAGAGTAAGAAAGAAGAATATTAAAGCAAAGAAGAGATTAATTGGAACAGGTAATGAAGGTGCGTTATCTGGTCTTGGTGCTATGGAAGAAGAAAAGAAGAAGACACATAGACTTGATAAAGAGTATGACCTATCTGCGCTTAAGAAAGGCACGAAGGTTGAAATGGAACATGAGAAGGGTGTAAAAAATAAGAAACGTGCCCATGATATGGCAGAGAAAACAGCTAAAGACCATTTAGATGAAGACCCAAAATATTATGATAAATTAGAGAAGATTGAAGAATCTATAAAACAATATGCTGCTTTAGAAGAAGGTATTCTTCAATGGCTAGGATTAGCTAAACCAGATAAAGAAATAGAACCATATTTAGATTATAGTCAACCAGACGGAGCAAATCAATTATATATTGGTGCTTTTCCATCAATTGTTAGAGGTGAAATGGAAGATGCTAAGAAAAAGTTTGATAAAATCTATAATATGTCAATTGATGCTAAACAGATAATGTCAAGAAATTCTCCAAAAGAATATAGTGAATTAACTGCGGGAGATAATCCTTTTATAATTGATACATATGCGATTGAAGATTTAGATTTAGATGAAACTACAGATGCTGCTAGAATTCAAGAAGAAAACATCATTCTCACAACTGCTGCCGAATTGGTGGCTCGCGATGTAAAGGCTGGTCTAAGAGTTTTGGTGGTATGTTCCGAAGGACGTAATCGCTCTGTAGCCACTTCTATTGTCGCATTAAGAACTTTGGGAATGAATCCACAAGAAGCTTATCAAGCAATTAAGGCTGCTAGAGCAAAAACTATGGATGAAGTTGAATTAATTAAAGCAGCAAAAGAGAACAGGCGCGCAAAAAAAATGAATAAACCTATATTTCATATTAACAATAAACCACATGCAAGATTCATTAAGTTTACAGGAATAACTCCAGATAAGATAGAAGAAATGGTACGAAGATTCCTTGCCAAGATTCTTCATTGATGTTAAGATATAGGTGAGGAAAAAATGACATACACATCTGCTGTAGCTGTTGTAGTTATCAATCAAAAAAATGAAATCCTATCGCTTCTGAGGTCAGAAACAGATGATTGGAGGCCATTGCATTGGGGGCTTCCGGGCGGCCATATCGATGAAGGTGAGACACCTTTTGAAGCTGCTATCCGTGAAACAAAAGAAGAGTGTAATTTGGATATTAATCCAATTTATGCTGGTCATATTATGACTGATGAAAATTACAAAATTTATTTGTATTATGCAGTTCAATATTCTGGTGATATTGAACTTAGTTATGAACATAGCGATTTTAAATGGTATTCTAGAGAAGCACTATTAGAGGTTCAAAATAGAACACCATTACTGTATACTAATGTCTGTAAGGCATTTGATGAAAGAAGTATAAATGAGATAAAATGAACATCATAGGATTAGGAAACATTGGCTGCTCAATAGCCAAACAATTTGCTAAATATAAACAATTCTCTACCCATCTTGTTGATACTGAAAATCAAGGTGGTAGCTGCTTTGTATTGCCAGAATTTAACAAAGCAGAAGATTATGAGAACAAATACGCCAATCTTCCTTTTGAATTAGAGGAAGATTTAACTGTCATACTATCTGGTGATGAATTGATGTGTTGTTCTGTCTTACGTATTTTAGAACAATACAGAAATCTTGACCTACACGTTATATATGTAAAACCAGATACAAAGTTTCTAACTCAAACACAGATTATGATAGACCGTACTGTGAGTGGTGTACTACAAGAGTTAACAAGGTCAGCAAAAATTTCTTCAATGTTTCTTGTTGACTTAAAAAAAGTTTCTGATATAGTAGGTAAAGTGGCTCTCAAGGACAGAGAGATAAAACAATACGAACTTATTGCCACTTCGTATTATATGAAAAATATGTTTGATAATATTCAGCCAGTTCTCGACAAGACAATTGATAGTCCAACCACATATTCTATAAAAACTTTTGGAATTATGGATTTGGATAGTGGAGAAGAAAAGTTCTTTTACCCCCTTGACGAGATACGCGAGAAGAGATATAGTTACTACATCAACAAAGAAAAGTTAGACTCCGATGTTGACCTCTCGGACCACATAGAGCATCAAATAAGTTCTAAGTTTGTGGAAAACCTAAAGGTTTCATATGCAGTCTACGAAAGTCCACTAGAGCAATCTAGCGTGTTCATAGAAGTAAAAACACCACATATTCAATCATGATTATTAGAAACTCAATCATTCCACGACTATTAAGTAACAAATATCTATACATTGATATATACGCAATTACGCTTTATCCTTTCGTTTTTGTTAGAGATGAAAGCGACGATGTAACTAATAACCATGAAAGTATTCATTTAGCGCAGCAAAGAGAATTATTTATAATTCCTTTTTATGTTCTTTATGTTTATGAATATTTTAAAAATAAATTAA